ATTAACCTCCGCTCTAGTGCTTCATCGAGAATTGAATCAAGATTAGTTGCTAACACAACTAAACCCGGATAGTCACTTAACTCTCTTAGGAGAGCAGTGATAGGTTCCAACATCCACAATGAATGAGCATCGAGTTTCTTGCGTGAAGGCAAGCAAGCATCACACTCATCCATGAACACCATAGGAAGAGGTTTGCCGTGTATCTGTGATTGAACAACTGCATTCCCGAATAGGTTATGAATGTTCCTAGCTAGTTCACCCGGAATGTGTGAACCATACTCTGCCATGTTAACATCGAGAATTGCTAAGTGTAGTCTCTTAGCGATGTACATAGCTGTTATAGATTTCCCTGTACCCGGAGGACCATAGAGCAAGATAGCTGCACCTTGCTCCCTAACTTTGTCCATCCCCCAATCTTTCCACTTCTGTTTATGTGCAAACTGTTCTATAGCATTAGCTATTTGTTCTTCTATCTGAGGAGACAATATAGGTGTCTGATACTGCTGTCTTGGTAGTGGCATATATGTTAATTTTAACTGTCATTGATATTTAACCTAACTTAATAAATCTACCACACCCGTAGGATTCTTGTCAAGAACTTTTTTTCTAAAGGATACAACTTTAATTGTTACTGTTTTATAGATTTTAAATAAGCAATAAACTGATCTGCCTTATCGAAGGATTTTTCAGGAGTATCACCTTGTTCATAGAAACGTATAGCCAATTCAAGTCTTACTTGATAGACGCTCTTATCATACCTGTGAATAAACTCCTGTCTTGTTATACCTATGAACAAAGCTAAGGCAATCCACAGGTTAACATTTGTTAGATTCATCCACCTCATTGATTTCACAATTCTGCAATAGGAATATTTTCCCCTGGTCTAGTCATTGTTATAGTTACCTTCACCTGCTCCTCTCCAGTGTTGAGATCAGGAGGAATATTATCATCTACGTCCACTTCAATAACCTCCCAATCTCCTTTAAATTTGGTTCCTACCTTATTCTTATCAAGGTACTTTTTAAGTTCCCTTGATCCAGTTTTGAATAGTGTATTTACCTGCATACTAACTTATCCTTTGGTTATAGTTTCTTCGTTAATTGGGTAAGCTCTCCACTTACCATTTGCAAACTCATAGACAACTCCATCTTCACCTAACGCATACATCAGGATAATTTGCCTAGGTTCTTTCATTGTCGAATCGATAAAGTGAATGACACGGAAATCATCTACCTTAACTTGCCCAGTCCCATTCTGTAAATCAATTCTAGCTGTCCGTCTTTTCATGTCTTTATCATCTTAGTAACACAGAGGAAAGGTTGCAGATTTGAATGTGGTGATCCTCCTCCTGAGTTAGCTACTGTTACTGCTACTGCATCTCCTCCACCTGCAGCAATCGATATACTAGTATAAGCAGCATAGTTAGAACAACGTGTAGTAGTCCAGTTAGCAACTACTCCCGTACCAGCAGCAGCACTGGGTGGAGGTGTAGTTGCTGCTAATGCTACTGCTCCTGTATTAGGCCAACCAGCAGCAACGTGACCCATCCAATCATTACCTCCGGAATCTGGTCCCACATTAAATTTGCTCCACTGTCCGATATTTGCACCATTGGCGTTAGTAAAGTTATGTGTGTGAGAAGCTTGGTTATGAGCATGAGTTGGATCGTAGGTAGGATGCTGGTGCTGTGGATCATAGAAACTTGTACCGTGTGACGGATCAACCACACCGTGAACGTGAGTAGGCTGAGTACCACTAGCAGTATGAGAATGTACAGGCATTTCCGCTAGTGATATTGCTGATGCTTCTAACCCTCCCTGATCTCCTAACGCTCTGACAGTTAACCCTGTTCCTGCTCCTACTCCCATACTAACCCTACCTCTGAAGTCTGGTAATGCGAAAGTATTAACTCCATCACCTGCTCCATAGAATGTTCCTACTACAGCAAACAAACGAGAAAAGGTAGATCGACTAACAAGTGAACCATCACAACCTAACCACCCTGAAGGTATACTAACACCACCAAAATCACATATAAGACCAGCAGGAATCAAGTTCTGTACAATTGCATCAAACGCTATAACATCACCTTGATCAACTATACCGATTGTCTGAGTAGGTGATGCCATCCGTTTGAAGTTCAATACCTGTGCAATCTTATCTCTATAAAGTCCTGCACCTGCAGTTGCTGCACCAATGTTAGTAGCAGTTACATCACCACCCGGAACAATATTGATAGTAGGTGTTATAGTACGATCAATCATCACAACTACCTGCATTGCCTCAACTACAACACTGGTATCAGTGCTAGCAGGAATATAATCAGGAGTGGTGTTATAAGCTACTGTGTACAGCAACGGTGGTCCGTTATCAACTGTTGCCATCACACCTAACTCACGAAAGTAAAAACCTGCTCCTGTTAGATTGTTTTTACTACTAAGGGTGCCAATTAAAGTTACCTGTCCTGAACCGTCATCACTAGCACTAGTGATGGCAAAATCCATTACATGATGAACTAACTGAGTCATACCCTGCATCTGACTATCACCACCTGTGATAACACCATCACCTGCAGACATGGTTGTGAAGGTTAGTTTTTGTCCAACCAATGCATCAGCTAATGCATCCCAACCAACATTTGTTAGTATACTGTGATCAAATCCGGCCATATTAATAGTGTGGGTTAGTTGCCACTGGTACAATTATATTCTTGTAGGCACACACAGCAATCGAAGTCCACAGATGATGAGGCACTGTTGTAGCTACCTCATAACCCTCCATCCAACTACGTTCATTCTTCAATGCATTGATAGCTTCAGTTAGAATATTTAACTGCACTGGATCACTGATTGCTTCTTGTACTACTACTTTAAAGAAATAAGGTCTACCTCCATACTGATACCATTCAGTTACATACGCTTTCTGAAAGATGGTATTTAACATCTGCTCCACTGCCCACTTAGTTCCCTTCTTTGCGTGCCAAGAAATTGATTGCAGAATTAAATGTCTCTTCTTGTCATCAGTTAACGGACCACCCCAACCCTGCCACACATCAACGTGGAATTGCCACATTAAAATATCGATCAACGGTTGACTGATAGTTAAGATGTTAGGTATGAATAGAACACTAGGAATACAACCATAGATAGCTAACAACTCTTGATCAATCGCATAACAAGCAGCTTGTACTTGTGGATCATTAGCAATTGAGCTAGGGACTATATCGATGGTGCTAAACATTTTGTAACATTACAAATTCCTTACTTCTCTTCTAACCCTTGGTAGTTAAGGGTAGATGCAACAGTGTTACATTGGGCAACTGTCTTTTCATCTAACACAGTAAAGGTAGGACTAGTTATCAGTGTTCTCTTTGCACCTGCATCTACCAACATCTGATTCAACTTTGAAGGATTAATATCCAATCCTATTTCACTACCCTGCCATGTTATATAATTTTGATAGGCAACCTGACAGGCACTTATGATAGACTGTTCAAATTGTGCATTGGCATTGTCTATCCAATAGCTAACCGTAGCAGTATATAAATGTTGAGTAGGTGCTTGGCAGAATACTTGATCAGTCAAAGGTCTGATATCATCAGCGTTACAGATAGCATATATCTGGTTGATGACAGTCTGTGATGGTAGTGCTCCACCTGTCATAAGAGGATAAATATATACCTGTCCTGCTACACTAGGATCAGACCACACACTAACATCCACAATATCTGAGTTAGCACTTGCTGCCCAATACTCATAAGCTTCCTTCGGACCAGCAACGCTAAAACTCTCAGGTGCCATCCATATCCTAGCTCTGTAGTGATCATCTGTCTCTGCATCTGCTCCACCACCTGATGTAGTTGTATTACTAGCACTAACTAAGAAAGGTGCAGACCATGTTACTAACTGGTTAATCTGTCCTGCTACATATCCATTAGCTGCTGATCCTGCAATCAATGCTTGTGCAGGTATATCAGCATACACATTACCTGCTTTAATAGTTCCATCTTGTGTAGTTGCAAATTGTGTACCATCTCCTGCCTGTACTAACGTTCCTGCTGGCACAACAGAGTCAGTAGTTAACGCTATGCCTTGTGAGAGAGTAAATCGAATTGAGCAACCTGCATAAGCTTGTGGCAATCTAGATCCTCTCTTAGGACCATAGAGAGCACCTATGTTATCCAAATCATTACCATGAGCATACTTAATCAGATTCTCCTTACCCGTAGAATCGACTATGCTCCTTTGCACAGTTAACTGATAGATCATGCACAGTAGAAACAACCTAACAGGATCTCCTCTAGCTAACGATTTACTAACATTTGTTTGAGCGAAAAAATACTGCTCATAGTTAGTAATCACTTCTGACTCAATAACAGAAGCATCCTTCTGGCAGAAGTCTATATCAGGAACTACCGAACTATCAAAACCAAATAATGCCATAGTTTAAGCCACTCCTTTAAAGATAATTTGCCCTGAAAACGTGCCGGAAGAAGGTACTAATCTAATAGCAACTGCCTTACCAGTAGCATTGTAAAAACCGGATAACGTAAATGTACCAACAAAACCATTATACATAGCTCCTGATTCACCTATAAAAGAAAACTCAGTGGCAGCATCACCCGGATAAATCGTAGCGTTTACTACATGTCGTCCCATTGATGCTTCCAACCAGTGGGTAATATACAAAGCGTTAGCAGTAGTAGAACCATAGGTTCCTGCTATTACTGCAGTAGCAGTATTGTTGTAATAATAACACCCGTAATAACCGGCATTTGGAAAGGTAGTCCCATCTAAACTACACTGCATCTGTAGGTTTGGTGTACCACCTGACGGAGCAACTAATCGAGTTATGTTAAGTTCATAAGCAGTATAACCCGGAGGCAGAAGAATAGTCTGGTTAGCTACACTTGCTGCATTGATCGAACCTAACACTAACTCTCGTTTCAGTCCTAATGTTCGCCAGTTAGTACCGTCAGTAAGAATTGTGCAATCCTGTTGCGCTAACAACGATATAGAAGTTTGCCCATCAATAGTTCCTCCACTAGTTTGAATGGTAATGATTCCAGTTGTTCCGCTAATCCCCATGTCATTACGGACCTGAAAGAATAACGATCCAGCAGGAGGAGGAAGTGTTAATGTCCAACTACCTCCACTACAAATAATATACTTACCACTGTCCAACGGAGTAATGGTATAGGCAGCAGTCTGTAGCACAAACCCCTTTGATGGACTGATCGAGGATAGGTTATGGCAAGCGTTATCACCACCTATGTAATCAGTCATCAAACCACTAACTTTAGTTAACAATCCGGGTTGTGTAGTATCTGCAATCGGTACAGTTGGACCTACTGAAATTCCTAACCCTGCTCGAATTATGTAATTCAAACAGAGATAAGGAGGCATATTATTATGAGCAGCATCAGATCCAGTATTGTTATCCCAGAACGCTCCTGCATTTGCTACACTCCCACAAACTACATTAACACCTCCAGTCCAGAATTGACCTGCATTCACCACAGATCCAACCACCTGATTCTCACCACTCGTTGTTGAGGTTTGAACAGTTCCAAAAGATCCATAGCTACCCTGTGTAACTCCAGTTCTAGTTGCCGAATCAGCAGCTACAGTGTGAGTATGACCGTTGTTAGTCCAACCATGCCCATGTGCAGGATTAAGGTTAGCATGATTGTTATCATTCCAACCATGACCGTGAGCAGGAACTACATGGGCATGAGCAGCTAATTCAGCAGTTATAAGCGTATGATTTTCTTCTCCTCCACTATCAGCTAAGTTCCGCATAGTGAAGTTTGCACCACCATCACCATAACCAACAATCGTTTTTGAGCGTAAATCTGGAACGTTAAAAGTTGTACTTCCATCACCTATGCCGTAGGTAGTTCCTATAATTGCAAATAAAGCAGCAAAAGTACTTCTTGAATAAGCAGTGCCATCACATAGGAGATAACCATTAGGTGGAGTTACACTAGGCCAAGCAAAGATAGTTCCTACCAAATTACCATCATAACCCGGAACCCCTTGCACACCTTGAATCCCTTGGATTCCTTGTGGTCCTGTATCTCCTTTCAAACCCTGAATTCCTGCAGGTATACCAAAGTTAAATACAGCAGCACTGGTAGTTCCAACGTTAG